CACCACCTGTTGTTGCGCACAAAATATCTGAATCCTGAATAGTTGGATTTGAAGGGTCGAAGTTCTTTAAGAGAACGCCGGCATCCATCTGGAGTTCATTGAAAGTGCTCTGTGGAATTACTGTAAATCTTCCTGCCATTGTCTTTGTTTCCTTTCTAATAAAATCTTAATACTGACAGAGAAACTCTGCCGTTATGTTCATATAGTATCTTTTAATTGCGGGATCGTCATCATCTACTCTTTGAGCAAATGGTGTTCCACCGCCAAAATAGATTCGTCCATCGTCAAACTTAACTGTTGGAACTTCTGTTGGCCCAATAATTCTTCTTGCGATTTCATCCTTCTTCAGAGAAGCCTCTTTCCAAGATGAACTTCTGTACCAAAGATTGACATTGATTGAAACCACATTCCCAAGGGTGTCTGTTGGGTTTGTATATGTCAAATAAGGATAAGTCGCATTTGAAGGAACTGTTGTCGCATCGTAAGCCTTGATTCCGAACGAATTCCAAAAATCATGGATTGCTTGTTCCTTCGTCTTCATCGGTTGGAATCCTCCATTCTTCTGCTGACACAACTCTCATATTGAGTGTTGCTGAATCCGGTGTTTTCTTCTCTGTTCCATCACTCGTGATTCTGAAACTCTTTCCATCACTCAATCGTCTGATGATTCTTTCGTGTTTCAAGAGAACATTCTTATTCGTTGTGATGGTGAACAGATTTGTAACTCCATCGTGTTCAGCAATCTTTCCCAGAGTTGAAGTGTCGAGTGAAATTGCCGCCTTGAATTTCGCTCCTGGCACATAAGTGTCGATTGTTCCATCGAATCCGTCCTCCGTTGATATTACATCTATCATTTCGCATTCGACCATTGCAGAACTTAATAAACTCATGGCAACTTCCTATATTTCGAAAGCCTTGAGCCGAAAACGTCTCTCCAAGAATAGCTTCCACCATTCTGTCCGCTTCCGCTTGCTTTCGAATATGAATATCCGGAGAACGATTCTGATTGATAAGGAGAATTGAGTGCTTCTGCATTCTTTTCCACCCATCTGTCTACTTCTTCAGCAATCTCGAGAACTTCCGGAGGAATCCTCAATAGAGAAACAGCACCCTCGAAATGCTCGTCTTTGAGCGCCTCCGTTGGGTGCTGATAAATCCCATCATTGAGGACAGAGTTTTCGATTCTGAAGAACTGTCCATCCAATATTCCGACATCGGACAAATCAAGCACACCATTTTCGATTGTGAATTCTCGTTCAATTGTTTCTGCCTCGAAATAATTGTGGAGAAAACCGCAAATCTCGTTGATTCTGTGCATTGGTTTACCCTTTCTATTTGCTATTTGTCTTCTTTGCAGAAGAACTTTTCTTTGTTGTCTTTTTAGGCTTTTCAGGTTCTTCGGCTTTTGGCTCTTCTTCAAGGTCTGGAATCTCTTCAATTAAAGCAATTCCTCTCTTATTTTTCTCCCCTGATAATTCAGAGATTCGAGCCAAGCTTGGCTTCAGACCGAGTCGAGGATATTCATCCCCGACTTCGTATCTGTGGCCATTATCCTGAAGGTCTATAAAGAGTTCTTTCACTCTAAACATACCTTTTTGATCCCTTCTGTTAATTAAGCACCGAGGTTCTCGCTTGGTGTCTCATTGTTTCCGGCATTGATAGTTACAACAGAAATTCCGTCAAGGTATTCTGCCCAGATTGTCATTCCCATGATAGCGAATGTCTCTGATGAAGCATTGCCGTATGAACCCTTAACATGAACCCCAACAAGGTTTGTTGCTCCGTCTACTGTGTAAACAAGGTCTGACTCTTCAAGGTCAGCTTCGTTTGGTGCGATATAGTAGAGGTCAAGGTTGTCAACAGGTGTTGCGATAACCTTTCCTTCTGGAATTTCAGAAGAGAGGATCATTGAAGATGCACCCATGAAGTCCTTGATGTACTGAACACCGAACTGATTCTGAATTGTTACGTTTGCTGAACCAAGATACTTGTAAACATCAAGTGTGTTTACGAAAACAACAACACCACCTGGCATTCCCTTATGAAGTTTCTTGAACTTGTCTACAACCTTACCGATTGCCATTGAAACAGCCATCTGGAATGTTGTCTGTGTGTCTGTGAGTGTTCCTGTCTGAAGGAATGTATAGAACTTATCGAGGATAGCAACTGTCATTTCATCAATGAGTGCGTTGTCTGTCTTCTCGTTAGCGATAGAAGCACCATACTTGAGGATGTCTTCTGCTGTTGTTCTCTTTCTGTACTTCTCGAGAACAATCTGTTCTGACTTCTTCTTCTTGATTTCGAAGTCTGTTACCGGAATTTCTACTCCAGCGGCCGGACTCTCTGCAAGGCCACTCTTTGAGTTTGCTGTGTAGGCAACAAGCTCTGTTCCTGGAACCATCTTAATAGGATTTGAAATGCCGAGAATGGCTTCAAGTGCATCCCAAGATGTTGCGAATCTTGTTGCAAGGTCAAGTTCTCTTGCTGTTACTTTTGAAAAATCATTTGCCATTTTTCTACTCTCCTTTTCGAAAATAATAATTTATCTACCGAAAAGTTCATGATTGTCTGCAATAGCCTGAAGTCTTTCAGCTCTATTTGAGATTTTCATGATTTCTTCTCGTGAACTGTAAGTTTTGCCACCTTTCGGAGGTTCTTCCGCTCCCGCACCTTTTGTCTGTGAAGATGTGATGAAGCCTGACCACTTATCTGTGATATTCTTCTGAAGTTCTTCGAGGTTCTCGAGTTTTCCATCTTCGCCAAGTTTCATTCCTTTGAAGTCTGTGACTCCCAGAATTGACTTGATGTGTGATTCTCCAACCTTGCTCTCTTTCAAAAGTTCTGTGTAGGCTTCTTTCACTTTAGCCTCGGCTTTCTCGCTTTCAATGTTCTTCTTGAATTCTTCAAAAGCCTTGTGTTCATTGTAGAACTTCTCTTTCCACTCATTGTCATCCTTGCCTTCGAGTGCCTTCTGGAGTTTTTCATTCTCCTTCTGAAGTTTTTCAGCCTTTTCAGCTCTCTCCTCGGCATCATCGAGTTTGGCTTTAAGAACCTTTGTAGTGTTTGAGTGTTCTTCAACGATTGCGCTGACCTGTTCCTCGGTCAATCCCATTCCTTCAAGATACTTGCGTGATAGTGACATTTTGAAATCTCCTTTTCTTTGGGTTATTTTCTTTAAACCTATGAGACGAGGAGTGGCATTTCTTCGCCATTCCTCGCCTTTAGTATAAACTTAGTTGTTTTTTTATACAATACAAAATTTTTCTAGCCATTTTCGAGTTCTTTTTTGAGAACGTCATTGTATTCTCCGATATGGTCCTCAATAGCCGGTCGAAGAAATTCCTTGTCAGATAGTTCAATCTTTCGAGCATATTCGACATTTGTTCCGACTATTACATAAGGGATGCCATATCTTTCTGGTGCAATCTGCCCTGTGTATTCACCGGACTTCTTCTCTTTCTTTGACTTGCTTCCCTTCTTCTTGGATGCGTATTTGGATTGTGCTCTGTCGGCCACATATTTCGTTTTGCTTGGTTCTTTTCCTCCAACAGCCGAAACGATGGAGTTTCGAAGAAGACCTGTATCGACCGGACAGAGGTTGGCCGCATATCCTTCCGCTTTGATTCCACATATCTCAAGAGCCTTTTCAACGGCTTGGTCTGCTAACTTCTGAATCTCAACCTTGTTGTTTTCCGTGATTTTCATACTACATCACCAATCCTCTCCGGTCTTCATCTTGTACCATTCTTTGTAGTTCATGTCCTTAATCAATTCACCGGTTTCGTTGTCTCTTCTCTGGGTATAAGTGTTCGGATATTTTCCAAGGACAGTTTCAATTCTACATCTGCAATTGTAAACCAAGGAAGGATGTGCCGTTGGGTCTCCTGGTTCCATGATTTCATAACCTTCCGTTTCGAACGGCTCGTCAATATCTTTGATTTGTCCGTCTAGTTCTGCGTGACCATAACGTGTGCGATTATCCAGAGTGGCAACCCATTTCTTTTTAACTTCAATCCCTTTGTCTTCAGCTTCGTGCATTCGATACATTCTGCCCTGATTCTGCGCTGATGTGACCATCGTTCTTGCGTGTGTGGTCAACTGTGTGAGGTTTCTGTTTGGGATAACCTTGGAAAGTCTTCTTGCTATCTTATCAACAGAATTTCCGTTCATAATTCCTTTTGCAACTTCATTCTTTATGGCTTTATAATTCCAAGCAATATCCTTTCCCTTCTTCAGTTTCTTGGATGGAAGAATCCTTGCATTTTTAACTAGAATTTCATGGATTGCGTGTTCATTGTAGATACTAAAGCTAAAACTAACCCCAGCTTTCTTCTCCAACTCAAAAGCGGCATAGTTCGTGTTTATCTGAAACACACCAGGAAGTGTTCCGTTCACAAGATTGGTGGCGGCTTGATTGTATTTGTAGAGTGTATTGGCCATCGATTCGGCTTTATTCTTCCATTCCTCACCCTCGAAGATTTTCTCCTCTAGCCATTTTCTGTATTGGGCATCCGTCTTTGTGCCATTCTTGATGGCTTCCCTGAAAGCCTTGTCCTCTTCCTTGAATGCCTTTAGAAAGACATCCATTTCGTGCTGGATGTCTTTCGATGCTTCTGCATATACTCGGCGAATCCTATTTTCGAGTTTTCTTAACTCTTTTTCTGTCAGTTCGTTTGAAACATCCTTCATGGATTCACCTCAATTCTATTCTTCTTCTGGTGTCGGAGGCTGATTTCCTTCCTCTTCTTCTCCAGAGCCTTCTTCTTCTCCTTCAAGGTCTTCCTCTCCGAATCTCGATTCGTTTTCAAGGTCTTTTCTCGCAAGGATTCCGCTGATTTCATCCGTACTGATGAATGGCAACTTCTGGAGGACTGTTTCTGTGTCGAGATAATCTGATGAAGAAAGAACCATCTGTGTCTGTTCTGCCTGATTGCTGATTCGATTTCTCTTGAACACCGGTGTGTCCTCAATTCCAAGAAGTTCAAGGATGCTCTGAATAAAATCGATTATCTGAAGTTCAAAATCATCCGCTTCTTCATCCATTGGCTGATAAGCCGCATCGATATGATCGTTTGTCGCTCCGGCGGCGATTGTGTGAACATCAAGTCCACCGAAATCTTCGTAAATCTGCGCTCTTATATCATCCGTAAATGTCTTTCTTGCGTTTGATGGAATTTCCTGTGTGTATGGTGTGATTGTCTGGTCTTCTCCGCTTGTTACAACGTGCTGAAGTTTCAATCTTCTTCTGAACTTCGCCTGATCCGCTTCAGACATTCCATCAGCACCACTAATCAGCCAATAGATTTC